CTATGGAAAATACTCAAATGGCTACCCTCAAAGAGATTGGCAGTATTGATCTTCCAGAAATACCTAAACCTAAAAAAGCAGATCCTGCATTATATGAAGATAGAGGTGGAAATATAATTCCTGCACAATTTAAAGATGTAGTAAAAGAAACAGATGAACAAATAATTGCAAGAATTGAAAAACAAAATAAAGAAGCTGCTGAGAGACTTAGAAATAAAAAAGATCTAGATGAACCTGAAGGGTTTTACCAAGGAGGCCAAGCACAAATAAAACCCGATCTATCAGGTATAGGCCATGGTTCAAATGCCCTGATGTCAAGAAATATGGTAATAGCCCCCGGCTCTCAAGCAACGACTTCAACAGGTTTAAATTATTTATTAGGTGAAGATAACGATACAACTAGAGTTCCTTACAACGAAGGTAATATGGTTCTTCCAAAAGCAAAACCTATGGATGAGTATTTATTAAAACAAGTTATGTCTCAAGCGGGAGCTAATACTTTAAATGCTGAAACAAGACAAATGTTTATAGAAGAGTTGAAGAAAAAAATTAGAAACAAAAGGGCTGCTGAAGAGAAAAAATATCAGTTTGAAGAATTAAGAGATCAAGGTGCTCAAGATACATATTATGACAAAAGAGAAAAAGAATTAGATATAAAATATAATCCTCAAAACTATCCTCCTTCTATGAGAAAATTTGCAAGCGGCGGTGTAGCAGGATTACTAGGGGAGAGTCCAAGATCCATGGACCAGGAACCACGGACCAATTACAAAGAAGCAGGTGCCGTAGATAAAATTGGTGGCATGGTAAATTATAAGAACGCACCTCATTATCTTGCTAAACCTTTAAAAGGAGTAACTAATATAGCTGAATGGGTGGGTAGACTCCCTTTCGCAGCAACAGAGTTAGCTTCCGATATGATTCAAAAACCTTTATTTAAAACTCCAAAAGATTATGAAAGAAAACTTAATTATCAAGGCATAGTCGATGATATGGAAGTACCAGGAGTCGTCGATGGAGGTGCAAAATTTGTTGGGGGTGAAATGTTTGAAAAATTTGGCGACAATATGGAAAGCGGTGCATTAGCGGAAAAACTTGGGCTAACTGCTTTAGCAGATAAAACTGGAGAAAATTTAACACCTGAAGCAAGAACTGTTGGGGACCTCTTAGAATCATTGGGAGAGTTTGCTAATGTAGGAGGAATCCTTGCTGCTGGAAAAAATTTATTAAAAGGAGCTGGTCCATTAAAGAAGTTAAGTCAGTCAATGGGTAAAGTAAAAGATAATAAGACTTTAGAAAAATTAGTTGATGAAACTTTAACTGCTCGAGGAGAAGGTAGAAGAGATTTTAATAAGTTAGTTGCTTCAGGAGGCGTAATGGTTGCCTTACAATCAATTGGACTTGGAGGAATTAAAGCCGCTAAAACAAAATCAACTCCGGACGCAGTTCTTACATTAAAAACTTTAATAGATGATTCTGATGTGATGACAGAGAATGGTTTGATGGCAGTGGGACGTGAAGGTTCACTGATTGATGTAAGCGGTTTAACCGATGCAGTTAAAAAATCTTTAGCGGTTATTATGAAAAATCGTAAAAATACTTTTGGGGACAAAGTAGTACGTAATAAAGTTAAAGGTAAAGATGGTAAATTTACTGATGATTATGACGATATTTCCACTGAGGACGCAGCTTATATAATGGAAGAATTACAAAAAAAAGGACATAACGTAAAATTAGAACATTATGATGATGTGGGAGGTCAAGGTGTTGACGACCTATTAAATAAATTTAAAAACAAAGATAAAACATATGGAAAAGATAATTATGATAAATTTTCAAAGAAAGTTGCAAAAATGACAGACAAAGAAAAGTTTGCCTATCATTCATCCATCACAGATGATTCTGGTAATTATTACAATGAGTTCGTAGAAGAATTACTAGATATGAATTTTAAAAATAAGACTAAATAATGACAAAAGAAAATTCAACACTTGTAAAAAACATGAAACATGTTAAATGGGAGAGTATCCCTCCTTTAAAAGGACCAAGTTCTCAAGGGTTGATTAAAGAGAAGAAACAAGATAAACCAATACAGGATAAAAAATATGGCAGATATCGATAAGTCTCTCCCCAACGTTGCAAGACCTGAAGATGAAATTGTAGAGGACATTAACGTTGAAGAGATTGAAGAATTAAAAGGGCCTGTAGAAATTACAGATGAAGAAGATGGTGGAGCTACTATCGACTTTGATCCAAATGCAGTACAAGGGCCGGATGAAAGCGATCCGTTTGCAAATTTAGCAGATCTTCTTCCAGAAGACATTACAGATATTATTGGTAATGAATTACAAAGCGATTATGCAGAGTATAAAACATCTCGTGCAGATTGGGAAAGAACTTATATTACTGGATTAGATTTATTAGGTTTTAAATACGACAATAGAACAGAACCTTTCCAAGGAGCTAGTGGTGCAACTCACCCAGTTCTTGCAGAAGCGGTTACACAATTTCAAGCATTAGCTTATAAAGAATTATTACCTTCAGATGGACCGGTTAGAACTATGGTTATGGGTGCAGCAACACCTCCAAAAGAAGCACAAGCTCAAAGAGTTAAAGATTTCATGAACTATCAATTGATGGATCAAATGAAAGAATATGAACCTGAGTTTGATCAAATGTTATTTTATTTACCTCTATCAGGCTCAACATTTAAAAAAGTTTACTATGATGATCTATTAGGCAGAGCCGTATCTAAATTTATTCCAGCTGATGATTTAGTAGTTCCTTATACAGCAACTTCATTAGATGATGCAGAGGCTGTTATTCATGTTATAAAAATATCTGAAAATGATTTAAGAAAACAACAAGTAGCGGGTTTCTATTCTGATATAGAATTAGCAAAACCACAAGATTCAGTTACGGATCAATTAAAACAAAAAGAGAGAGAAATAGAAGGAGTTACAAAATCGCAAAGAGTAGAATCAATGTACACTTTAATTGAGTGTCATGTTAATTTAGATTTAGAAGGTTTTGAAGATATTGGTGAAGATGGTGAGCCCACTGGAATTAAATTACCTTACATTGTAACAATCGAAGAAGGGGGTAGAAAAGTTTTATCAATTAGAAGAAACTTTAAACCAGAAGACCCTAAGAAAAATAAAATCCAATATTTTGTTCATTTCAAATTTCTACCTGGACTAGGTTTTTATGGTTTAGGATTAATTCACATGATTGGTGGTTTGAGCAGAACTGCAACTTCAGCTCTTCGTCAGTTATTAGATGCAGGTACACTATCGAATTTACCAGCAGGATTTAAACAAAGAGGCGTTAGAGTTCAAGATGACGCTACAGCGATTCAACCCGGAGAATTTAAAGATGTAGATACTCCAGGGGGTAATCTAAAAGATGCTTTCGTATTCTTACCTTACAAAGAACCCTCTCAGACTTTATTACAGTTGATGGGTATTGTAGTTCAAGCGGGACAGAGATTCGCATCAATTGCTGACATGCAAGTTGGTGATGGGAACCAACAAGCGGCTGTTGGTACAACTGTAGCTCTTTTAGAACGTGGTTCAAGAGTGATGTCAGCAATCCATAAAAGGTTGTATGCTTCACTAAAGAATGAATTCAAATTACTATCAAATATTTTTAAAACTTACTTACCTCCTGAATATCCTTATGACGTTCCAGGGGCATCAAGAAATGTTAAAGTTACAGATTTTGATGACAAGGTAGATATTCTACCGGTAGCGGATCCAAATATATTCTCAATGAGTCAAAGAATATCAATGGCACAAACACAATTACAATTAGCTCAATCTAATCCCCAAATGCATAATATGTATATGGCTTATAGAAATATGTACTCAGCAATTGGTGTTAAAGATATTGATTCAATATTACCTGCACCTCCACAAAATCAACCTAAAGATCCGGCGTTAGAACATATTGATGCAATGGGTCAAAAACCTTTTCAAGCGTTTCCAGGTCAAGATCACAGAGCGCACGTTACAGCACACTTAAGTTTTATGGCTTCTAATTTTGTTAGAAATAATCCAAGTATCACTGCAGCGTTATCAAAAAACATTTTAGAGCACATTTCAATCATGGCCCAGGAGCAAGTACAATTAGAGTTTCCACAAGAAATGCAAATGTTGCCACAACTACAACAAGCGGCTGTTCAGAATCCTCAAGCTAAACAACAGTTAGAACAAATTTCACAAAAGATTGAAGCAAGAAAAGCTATTCTAATTGCTGAGATGACTGAAGATTTCATGAAGGAAGAAAAAACTATCACTGATCAGTTTGATCATGATCCATTATTAAAACTTAAAGAAAGAGAAGTTGATCTTAAAGCAATGGATGCTGAAAGAAAACAAAAAGAAGATGACGCTAGACTAAATTTGGATAAAACTAAATTTTTACAAGGTCAACAATTAGATGAAGCAAAATTAGAACAAACCGAAGAATTAGCTCATTTAAGAGCCGATACAGCCATGGCTAAGTCAGAAATGTCTGCAGAAGTAAAACTAACATCAGATGCTATGAAAGCTAGAGATGTTAATCGCTTGAAAGGCCCAAGAAATTAGTATATTAACTTAATAGGAGAAAAATATGAAAATAACAAAAGCAGTTGGAGTAAACAAAGATGGTTACGCTAGTGGCGGAGTTAAAGTAGAAGAGTCTTCTCAAAACTTGCATTTAGATCCTAGATCTCAAACAAGTATCAGAGGAAGAAACTACATTGCTCAAGGCGACACAGTAACTGTTAAGGGTACAAAAACTAGAAAACCTCGAAAAGCTACCTGGTTTTAATATGTGGTTATCGGCAATTAAATTAGCCGTTTCTGCAGGCTCACACATTTACAAAAATAAGCAACAGACAAAAATGCTTATGTCAGATGCTGCTATGAAACATGCTCAAAAAATGAGTACTGGGGAATTACAGTATTCTGGAAAATTACTAGAAGCTAGACAATCAGATTGGAAAGACGAATTTATTTTGGTTTTATTGTCAATTCCGATCGTAATGTTGGGATGGTCTGTATGGTCAGATAATCCTGTACATATGGAAAAAATGGAACTATTCTTCTTACACTTTGGAAATTTACCATTTTGGTACCAAACTATTTTTGTCGGGGTAATTGCATCTGTCTATGGACTTAAGGCAACAGATCTGATAAAAAGAAAATAACTTTAAGGAAAACAATTATGAGTAAACTATTTAATAAACAAAATTTTAACGCCGCTAAAGAATTTGTATCTACGATTAAAAATAAATTAAACAAAAAAAATTCAACTATTAGTTCTGTTAAAACAAACGTACCTAAAACAAAATTAGAAAAAATAAAAAGCAGCAATACTATTGCTGAAACAAAAGCTAAAGCTTCAAAAGCAAAATTAGACCAAACTGTTTTTGAAATAAAAAATAAACAACCTCTTACTTTT